CGAGGCGCCGGGCGAGGGTGCGAGGCGGGCACCACTAGATGTAGTGGTGCGAGGCGGGCCGCCCTACTACATGTAGTGGTCTTTGCCGTCGTGTGTCGTGGCGGCTGGCCTGTCCGGTCAACGGCGCACCGGGTGCCCACCTGCCCGCGCCGGGCCGGTTCGGGCCGAATTGCAATGGCGGCCGGGGGTGCCGGGTCTTTCGTCGGGGCGGGCGGACAGACGGACAGGCACCATCTCGGGACCAAACCATGCAAAAAACGACCTACTATGTCGCAAATGGGCAAAATAGTGGAACCAGTGGTCTCACCGCCGACAAATCTTTCTAGTAGCACTTCTACACGGGAAATAGTGCAGGTGACTCCACTGCTTCCACTGGTTCCACTGCTCCCGGGGACCCACCATCCACTGGTCGGAAATGCCGCTTGCACGCTGTTGCAGGGTGTGCTATCGTGGAACCACGCCCGAAGAGAGGGCACCCAACCACTGGCCGAAAGGAGCCGCATGAACATCCCCGCACCGTCCACCTCAGAGTCCAGCGCACCGCAGATCGAGGACGGCCTGTACAAGGCGACATTCAACGACATCTACTACAAGGTCCATCCCGACTGGGCGCAGGAGAAGGACAAGTTCGGCCACAAGGACGACGGCGGCCGCTTCCACTTCTCCTTCACCATCCTCGATGACGACGGCCAGCCCCTCCTGCGCGAGGACGCCGAGGACCCCGACCAGACGTTCGACATCGAGGCCATGACGCGGAACATGTCCAGCCATGAGAAGTCGAACTCCTACGCCCTCCTGAAGGGCATCCTCACTCCGGCCGAGTTCATCGAGTGGCTCAACTCCACGCCCGAGAACCCCGCCGACCTGTCCGACGTCGCGAACCGCGTCGTCAACGTGCAGGTGTCCCACAACTCCAAGGGCTGGCCCCAGATCGAGGCCACGCTCGGCCCCGTGAAGAAGGGGAAGTAGCCCATGGGACCCGCCCGCAGCATGACCGTCATCGAGGCGGCACATCAGGCGGGTTGCCACCCGGAGACGATCCGGCGGGCGATCCGCGCCAAGGAACTGCTCGCGACACGCGAGCCGACCAAGCGGGGTCGCGGCTTCGTGATCACCGCTGCCGACCTCGCGGCCTTCCTAGAGAAGCGCCGGGTCGGCTAGACCACAGCCCGACACCCGGGGCGGCGAGGGGCTTGGCAGTCGCACTGCCTCGCACGCCCCGCCCCGGGGTTCGGGGGCTTCTGGAGTTCCCATGCCTGACACCACCCTGCTCGACGCCGCGCTCGACTACCTCGCGGCCGGTATGCACATCCTCGCGCTGACCGAGAAGCGCCCGAACGCCCTCGTCCACGGCGACCACTGGTCGTGGGAGGACTCGATCCACGGCAAGCCGACCACCGACGAGGAGGTCGCGGCGCTGACCAAGGCGTTCACCGGCCGGGGCACGACCGGCATTGCAATCCTCATCCCGCCCCAGTTCTACGTCGCGGACGTCGATACCGACCGCGCCGCAGACCTGCTGCTGGAGTGTGGCTACGAGGCCACCGACGAGACGGTCGCCGCGCAGACCAAGAACGGCCTCCACGTCTGGTTCTGGGACGCTGGCGCCGACCGCAACCGGTGGCTGGGCGACGGGAAGGAACCCAACCCGGGGCGCACCCTCTTGTTCAAGGGCTTCGGCGGCTACGTCGTGGCTCCCCCGTCCGCGCACTTCGACGCCAACGGCCAGCAGGACGGCACCTACAAGTGGATCACCCCGTTCGTCGTGGACGGGATCGCGCACATGCCCGACATGCTCCCCGACGAGGTGCGCCGCAGGTTCCGTCGAGCCGATGCGTGGACCGACATTCGCGCCGAGAGCAAGGAGCAGGTCAGCCACTTCACCATGGAACCAGTGGAAGGGGTATCATGGTGGCTCTGGGAGAAGAAGTGGACCTACAACATCGAGGGCCTGAAGCAGGCCATCATCAATGCCGCCGACGGGAACCAGAACAACGTGATCCACTGGGCGGCCTGCGTGTGCAGGGACGAGGGAGTCCCGCGCGAGTTCGCGATGCGAGAACTGATGGAGGCCGCGCGGCTTGGTAACCACCCCCTCAATCGCGCCCAAGACACCATCCGAGGAGCGTACAAACGTGAGCGCCGATAGCGCCCGCATCGCCCCTGTAGCCGCGCGCGACGACTACTACGCCGACCTGCTGGCGTACCCGTCCAGCGACCTCGGCATCGGTGACGTCGTCAAGTTCGACCACTCCACCAAGATGTGGCACATCTGGAACGGCGTGCGCTGGGAGCCGGACAAGACCTCGCGCATCATCGAGATGATGCGGGACTGCCTCTACGACTGGATGGACGACAACCGCAGGATGGGCCATGAGGACGCGAACAAGACCCTCATGTCCCTGATGGACCACAACCGGAAGCAGACGGTGCTGAAGACCCTCGCCGCCAAGGCAGGCATTGCAATGACGGGGGAGGAGTGGGACCTCCAGCACAACCTCATGGGCTTCAACAACGGGGTCCTTGATCTGGAGACGCTGGCCTTCCACGACAAGCCAGACCCGGAGTGGCTGATCACCAAGTCCACGGGGATCGACTGGGACCCGAACGCCATGGCCCCGGACTTCGAGCAGTTCCTCTCCGACATCATGTCCGGTGACACGTCGCTGGTGGACTACGTCATCAAAGTCCTCGGCTACTCGGCCATCGGGGGCAACCCGGAGCAGAAGTTCTGGATGTGGGTCGGCCGGGGCAGCAACGGCAAGGGCATCCTCGCCCGCACCGTGACCAAGGCCCTCGGTGACTACGCGTCGAACCCGCCCGACACGCTCTACATGAAGAGCCGGATGGGTGCCGCGACATCCAACACGCCGCGCCCAGACCTCCTGAAACTCCAAGGCGCTCGCTTCACCTACATGTCGGAGCCGCAGGCGGGCGGGACGAACGGGCCGACGGGCCTCCAGTTCAACGAGGCGCTGCTGAAGGCCCACACGGGCAACGACCCCATCGAGGCGCGGACCCTGCACTCGTCCCAGTACAAGACCTTCTTCCCGACACACACGATCCACTTCCTGACCAACGACACGCCGAAGACCGACGACGTCGGACCCTCGATGCAGCGCCGCGTCAGGATCATCAAGTTCATGGAGGACTACTCGCCGCAGAGCGGGCGCGCTGACTTCGGGCTGGAGGCGAAACTCCAGACGACCGAGAACCTTCAGGGGGTGGCCCGTCTTCTGGCCGAGGCAGCAGGGTGGTACTTCCGAAACGGCGCGCTCCCTGAGCCGCAGCCCGTTCTCGACTGGTCGCAGTCGTACATCTCAGAGAACGACCCAATCTCTGACTTCATTGCGGCCAAGTGCGTCGAGTCACCGGCCGCAGAGGTGCGTGGAGGGGAGTTCTACAAGGCGTACAGGCAGTGGGCAGAGGAGTCTGCGGCCTCGGAACTCAACAACAACCAGTTCGGGCACGCCATGAGCAGTCGTTTCGTCCGCAAGAGCCGCGCAGCAGGCACGTTCTACCTTGGAGTGAGGCTGAAGAATGTGTCTGATATGGAAGAAGAGTCGTCCGATGGTGAGTAAAATGGCGATTTCGGCCGCTGACGCGGCCAAATGCCCTCATTGCGGGCGCAAGCACAGGTCCATTACGAACGAAATGTGCCTAGATCGTTCGATGAGCGAGCGTAATCTCCAAGATCGTGTGGTAGGACGCGCCAAGCGGCGCGGATGGGACGTCAAGCACGTCGGAAAGGGCCTCACCGGGGCTGACGGCGTGTGGATTTCCACTGCGAAGGGGTTTCCTGACCTATTCCTGCTGCATGAGGGTATGAGAAGGGCCTTGGCTATCGAGTTGAAGCGCGAGCAGGGCACGTTCGAGCCGGGGCAGTGGGAGTACCTGCGACTGTTGAACATCTGCGGCATCGACGCCGTCGTGATCCGGCCCTCCGATTTGCGCGAGGGCCGTGTTGATGCCATTCTGGGGAAGCAATGAGGATCGACGCCAAGTGTCTCGTCTGCAAGAACCAAGATCGCAGGCGCGTTATCGAACTCGCGTGGAACGGCGGGGTGTCTATTGCCGCTCTGGTGCGTGTATTCGAGGCAGAGAGGATCAGCGCGCTCGCGTTCAAGCGTCACTTCGACCCTGAAACCGGCCATTTCGAGGGTGACGCAGCCGCCCGGCGCATCGAGGTCGAGGAAGACAAGCCCATGCGCGAGCGCGTGTACGACATCCAGCGGGCGCAGGTCGAGGAACTGGAGCGCCGTATCTACCTCGCGCAGTCCAAGGCCGCCCGGATGAACGCCCTGCACGCCGGGGACGAGGACTGGACCGAGGTTGACTGGTCCGACTTCTACGACATCCTCGACAAGAACGCGCAGCAGGCGATCAATACCATCCTGAAGACGCAAGGGTTGATCGACAACCGCGAGAAGACGCAGGGCGAATTGAAATTGGGCCTCTTCGACGCCATGTCCAAGGCAGGTCTTGCGCCCAAGGCCCTCGTCGGTGGCAAGGCCGTCCCCATGCTGACTGAGGGAGACGAGGATGATTGACTTCGTCGCTGAGTTCCAGCGGTGCAGGTGGGACCCGGTGCGCTTCGCCCGGGTCTTCCTTGGCATTCGGCTGCACCCGGGCCAGAAGAGGATGGTCAACGCCTACATCAAGCGGACGGAGAGTCGCTGGCGGGCCTACTACTACTGGATCATGGTCGCAGCGGGCAACCGCGCGGGAAAGACGCTCGCCCTGTCGGTGATCATCTTGCACTCGGCCGTCTACCGAACCGGCATCAAGCCGCCGAAAGACAACAGCCCCGAGGAACTGAAGCGGTACGGGCAGTTGCCCTACCACTGGTGGCACTTCGCCGTCGAGCAGGCACCGGCAGAGCAGGTCTTCACCGAGATTGTGTCGCTTCTGGGCGGCCAGCATCCGGCACAGTCCAATGGGTGCCCGTGGGCCGACGCTGCCGGTGGCGCTGAGAAGATTGCAATGGCGTCCGAGACGGCTGGCATCCCGTGGACCAATGGCGGTCGCAAGGAGCGCGGCGAGTACGCGTGGATCAAGTTCGCTGACGAACTCGGCGGCGGGCAAATCCATTTCCGCTCCACCAAGGCCAAGGCCCTGTCGGCCATCGGTATGAATATGCATGGCCTCTCGTTCGATGAGGCTGGCCTTCAGGACACGCCGACTCTCCGCTACCTGCTGGAGGAGGTCATGCACGCCCGACGTCTGTCCACGGGCGGGCAGTTCATCCTCATCTCAACGCCGTCGGCCGACACGTCCACGGAGTTCGAGGACTTGTGGTTCACGGGCGACCCCGACGACCCGTTCCGCGACCCGCGCCGGTACTCCATGCGGATGTCCACGCGCGAGAACATCGGCTTCGGCATCGACCGGGAGTCGTTCGACGCCCTCATCGCCCACCAGCCGCAGGCGTGGATCGACCAGAACATCGACGGCAAGTTCATTCAGGCGTCCGGCGTCTGGTTCAACTCCAACAGCGTGCGGTCAGCGTTTCGTGACAACCTCCCGGAGGAACAGCAGCCGCAGGGCGCAGGCCATTCCTACGCCCACGCGCTGGACCCCGGCCTGAAGGACAAGTGCTGGAGCATGGTCTGCGAACTGGACCGCGACGGCATCCTGACCGGCGTGTCGCTGGACCGGCAAGAGGGCAAGCAGACGACGAGGGGCATTGTGGCCCTTGGTGCCC